GATAACTATGAAAAAGTAATACAATTTGCATGGGATAACCATGAAAAAATAAGACAACCTGCATGGGATAACTATGAAAAAGTAAGACAACCTGCATGGGATAACTATGAAAAAGTAAGACAACTTGCACGGGATAACTATAAAAAAGTAATACAACCTGTTTTTTGGGAATTATTTTCTAATCCTTTAAATAGAATACCAAATTGGAAAAACATAAAGGAGTAAAATGAAACTATTTACAGAACCATTAGATTATATTATTATGTTTTTATTTTTCTTTTTTCTTGGCACAATATTTGGTTACTTTTGGTGTTTTAAAGCTATAGGAGGATAATATTATGGCTGAAGATCTTAAAATTTTTAAAGATTTATTAAAAAAGTTAAAAATAATAGGTGCAACTAATATCAAACAATCTAAAACAACTGATGAATTAATTTTTGATTATCAAAATGGACGTTTCTTTATAAAAAAAGATTGGAGAGGAATTACTATAGATCCAGTTACTGGACTACCAACATAAGCTATAGGAGTATAAATGGCACTATATGAGGGAAAATTCAATTATTATGGTGAACTTCATAATTTCTTTAGACATGCTTCAACCATTAACAAAGCATTCTTTTTGATGACAAAAAGACTTGCTGCAAAATTAGAAGTGAATCATGCTTCAATAAAATATTATTTTGGAGGTATGAGGGACAATTTTCAAATAAAGGAGGTAATTAAATAATGGTAGTAGAATACAATATAATATAATAAATTATTGTAAGAATTTTAATAGTAATTAAATATTCCAACCAGTTTTATGAGAAAACTGGTTGGAATATTTTTACTCAAAATGGAGGGAATATGAGTATAAAAAACAAATTAAAAGAGTTATTCCATAGACATAAATTTAGAACACTTTTGATTTTTACTCCTCATAGCACAAATAAATATGATTTTTTATTAAGGTGTGATTGTGGTTATACTAAACTTACAAAATTACCATATACAATAACAGAAATTTCTGAAGTTAAAAGAAAAAGGAGGTAAAAAGTAATGGCACAACATTCAAATTATAGCCCGTCTAGATTGTCCAGGATTATTGCTTGTCCGGGGTCAGTTGAGTTAATAGAAAATCTTATGATTACATCTACAATAGCAGAGAAAAAAGCTAGTGTAGATGCAGCTCATGGGACTATGCTTCATAGTGTTATAGAAAAACATTATATTAGTCCTGGAAATCACAATGTTAAAGCTCTTGATGGGTTAGAGTTAGATGATAGAGTTCTTATAGAGGATGCTACAGAGTATTTAGATTTAGTTTTCAAAAGTATTGGGCATTCTAATTTAATAATAAAATCAGAATTAATTGTTTATTTATCATCCTGGGGTATCCGTGATGTTTGGGGTACTCTTGATTATAGCATTATAAACCCTATTAAACGGCATGCAGATATTATTGATTGGAAATTTGGCGCGGGTATTACAGTCTATGCCAAAGAAAATCCTCAGTTGTTAGCATATGCAGCGGGTGTTCTTAGTTGGCCTACAGGTGTCCAAACAATAACTCTACATATTGTGCAACCAGCTATTGATCATTATGATACATGGGAACTCTCAATTCATGAATTGTATGATTGGGTCCATGGTGTTCTTGCTATTGCATTAAATAAATGCCAATCTTCAGGAATTGATAAGTTCAATCCTGGAATAGATCAATGTAGGTGGTGTGAAGCTAAGAACCATTGTGAAGCACGAATGAGATTTGCAGAAGAAACAGCAGTTAAGCTCTTTGATGCCAAAGAAAAGCTTGCTACATGCTCGTCAATGGAGAGTTTAGTTGAATTGATTAAATTGGCTCCTTTGGTAGAAGATGCTATTAAGAGTATAAGGTTGTACTTACAGACAGAACTAACAAAGGGAAATGATGTTCCAGGGATGAAGTTGATTAGAGGTAGAGCTAATAGAAAATGGGTAGATGAAAATGCTGCTATTACTTGGTTGGCCAAGAATACGTCTATTGAAGAGTTGTTCACATCTAAACTTCGTTCACCCAGTCAACTTGAAAAGGAACTTAGAACTCTCAAGAAAAATGATGCATTTAAACAGCTTTTTGAAACTCCAGATGGTAAGATTTCTATGGTTCCTGAATCAGATGGCCGTCCAGCAATACAAACTGATTCCAAAGCGATTGATGTGTTTGCAGATATATCTGAATAATTTTTAGTATTACGCATTTACTTTTGGCATTAAAAACTATATAATTATTTATAAGTAATTGCATATGGCAATTAAGCAACATGAACCTTTAACATGGAGGATTTTATTTATGGCAATGAGAGATGACATTAAGATTGCAATTGAAAAGGGTGGAGCAACAAAAGAATCGTTGCTTTTATTAACAGGAACTACTGAAAAGGGTCTTGCATCACAATTCACTTATATGAGGATGATGGGTAACTGCCCTATGAAGCAAGAAGATGGCACATTTAAGATTGTTACCGGGGAGGAGTGGGATGCACACAAGGCAGAGTCAGGAACTGCAGTTACAAAAAACCTTACACCTGCCCAACGTGTTGAACGTGCTGAAAAAAGATCCACAAGAGCGGCATCCGCATTTGACAATGCAAAGAAACGTCATGAAGCTGATAAAGCAAACAAACTGAACGAGTTAAAATTTATCAAAGCTGATGCGGAATTTAAGATTGCGGAACTTGAGCTTGGTGCAGCCGAAAAAATTCTTGCTGAAGCTCCAGTTGGTGAAGCTCCAGTTGGTGAAGCTCCAGTTGATGAAGCTCCAGTTGATGAAGCTCCAGTTGATGAAGCTCCAGTTGATGAAGTTCCAATTTATGAAGTTCCCTATGAAATAACCAAGGGTAAAAAAAATAAGAAAGGAAAAAATAAATAATAATCCCTGGCTCCTCACTTAAGTAATTCCAAAAAAGGCCGTGTATAATACACGGCCTTTTTAACTGGAGGATAATCTATGAGTAAAAAGTTAGATAACGATAAAAATAGGCTAGATTTAATTAACCCTACTTTTATCAGTGGAATTGGAAAAGTTTTGACGTTTGGTGCTAAAAAATATAAGCCATATAACTGGCAAACTTTAAGAGATCCACAAGACAGATATTATGGAGCGGTTATGAGGCATTTAATGGAATGGAGGGCTGGTTCACTTATGGATAAAGAATCAGGACTATCTCATTTACTTCATGCTGCATGTAATTTAATGTTTTTATTTTGGTTTGAAAGGAGGGAAAATGACAAAGAAGAGATTTAAGTCTTATGAGGACTGCAAAATTAATATTGTTTATAAAACTCCAACTCCAGATTGGACATGTGTAGCAGCAAGCAATCTGACTCAAAAGAAAAATTATGCCGTTTATAATAGCCCAGAAAAAAAAGAACGACTGGTTAAATATTTGCTTAAAGCAAATCATACCTCAATCTTTGAGCATTGTTATATAACAGTTATTATATCAAATGTATCGAGGTCTTTTTTGGCACAGATAACCCGTCATCGTATGGGGTCATTTACTTCAGCAAGTCAGCATTATCAAGAATATGATGAATACCCAAATATACTTCATCCTAATATGGTTGATAACTTAGATGCTAAAAGAATACTTGATGATTTGGATATGTATTATAAAAGCCTCATTAATAGAGGCATACCAAAAGAGGAAGCTAGACAAATTCTTCCCAATGCTAAAGCGGTTAATATTATGTGGACAGTAAATGCTAGGTCTTTAATAAACTTTCTCAACCTTCGCATGTGTGAACGCAATGTTACTGAGATGCTTTTGTTTGCAAAAGCTATGTCTACTATAGCTAAAGGTTGGTGGCCTAATTTATTTAATTTAGTTGGTCCTGATTGTTTTATGACTGGCAATTGTAAGCAAGGGAGAATGGCTTGTGATAATCAAAGCAAGAATCTCAAAAAATGAATGCTACTTGAAAATAGCTCAAGCTCTTGCAGAAAGAAGTACTTGTTTAGATAAGCAAGTAGGTTGTGTTATTATAAATAGTAGAAATGAAATTATTGCAACTGGCTATAATGGAGCTCCACGAGGGTATGAACACTGTATTGAACTTGGACATTGTATAAAACTGGAAACCAATAATCCAGCCAAATGTTCTTCAGCTCATGCAGAACAAAATGCACTTATACAATGTAGAGTTCCAGAACAGATACACACCATATATACAACTTTAAGTCCCTGTGTGGCTTGTATCAAAATGATAATGAATACACCTTGTAAAAGAATTATATTTTTAACTGAACATAAACACCTAGAAGCAAAAGAGCTATGGGGAAAGGCTTGGATTAAGTATGGATGTAATTGAGATGTTTGAAAGAATTAAAACTTATCACAAAAAGTTGGGGTATAATTTTGATGGATATACTTCTGAAGAAAAGATGAGAAGTTTTCGAGATTTTGCATTAGCATTAAATCAAGAAGTAGCAGAAATAGTAAACAGTACTCCTTGGAAACCTTGGAGAGCAATAGAAGATCAAGAATATAACATTTGTAATGTGATCAGAGAAGTGATAGATTGTATATTCTTTCTAGGAGGAATCTGTGAAATTTTAAATATTTCTCCAGGAGAAATTAATGAAATGTTTATTGCTGTAGAAAAAAACAATTATTTAAGAATAACAGAAGGATATAATAATAAAGAGGAGGATAGGGGGTGGTATTAGTGGCTAATAGAAGAGTAAAAATTTCTTATGGCCGGACTTGTCAGCCTGCTCCATACGAAAGTATCCGGTTAGATGTGGCAATAGAAAAAGAGGTTGAAGATAGTGCCAATCTATTGGAAGAAGTTGATAAATCTGTAAATGGCCTTAGGCAATATATTAAAGATAAAATTGCCAACATACTTAGAAATGAATGACAAAAAGTTAAGGAGACAAAAAGACATGATAACAACTTTAGTAAGATTCAGTTATTTAAATTGTTTTGAACCAAAGGCAAACCCTTCAGGAGATCTTAAGTATTCAGCTTCCATTCTTATTCCAAAGGAGGATAAAGCTGGAATTAAAGCCATACAAGCAGTGATTAACTTGGCTGTTCAGAAGGGCTTAGATACTAATAAATTTACAAAAGCTCAAATTAAAGGACTTCGTCTTCCTCTTCGTGATGGTGATGAGGAATTTGATAGCGGAAATAGAGGAGCAGAGTATCAAGGGTGTTTCTTTTTAAACTCTTCATCTGTAAATAAACCAGGTGTAGTTAAAGTTCAAGTAGATGGACCACCTGCCCCTATTTTTGATCCAGAAGATTTTTTTAGTGGTTGCTATGGACGAGCAGATATCAATTTCTTTCCTTACAACCAAGCAGGTAATAGAGGTGTAGGTGTTGGACTTAATAACCTTCTGATGGTTAAAGAAGGTGAACGTCTAGATGGTCGTCAAAAAGCTGAAGATGCTTTTGCAGATTTTACTGCAGAATCAACTGAAGAAACTTCAGATGAGTTAGAATAAACCTTAAATGATAACAAGGGGTATGGGGCTACATCCGGGGGGTATGGTTGTTATCTTATAGGAGGAAATATAATGGGGCAAGTGAGTGAAGATGTTTTAAACGGAATTTGTTGTCAAGAATGTGGTGTTTGGATGCCTGAGGTTTTTAATAAAAAATTAAATATTTTCAAAAATCCTCCTGGTTATCCTAGAAGATGTAAAAATTGTAATAAACAAAAACATGATGAACTAAAAAAATTATTAAATAAAAAAGGGAAGATTAATGTCACTAATAGGAATTGACTTTGAAACTAAAAGTGAAGTTGCTTTAGTTAAGCATGGACGAATGAATTATTTGAATGGCAAAGAAGCAGATATAATCTGTATGGGGTATAAAATTGATGATGAACCAACTCAACTTTGGATTCCTGGTAACCCACTTCCTAAGTTTATGAAATCTATTAACTCCCATAAATTTTATGCTTTTAATGCGCAGTTTGACTTAGCTGTATGGAATACGCTTGGTGTTAAGTATAAATTTCCACAATCCTCTATTAGTCAGTGGATTGATGTTATGGCTATTTGTGGAAGATTTACATATCATCAGTCTCTTGCTAATGCAGGTGAAGACCTCAAACTTAAAATTCAAAAAAATCCAAGAGGTAAAGCATTAATCCAATTAATATGTTGTCCACCATTTGTTTATACTCATTTAGATTTAATAGAGTTACACGAATATTGTAAACGTGATGTTGATACAATGTATGAGATGCTTAATGCTTTACCTGCTTCTAAATTATCAGATGAAGAACAAAGGCATTGGGAACGAACAGTTTTAAAAAATAATCGTGGGTTGCCTATTGATATTGAATCTGCAAAACAAATTTATAGAGTAACTGAAGTTTATAAAGAAGAACAAAATCGATTGCTACCTGATTTAACAGATGGTTTGATAACTAAAGCTACTCAAAACCAACGTATAGTTAAATGGCTTAGATCTTATGGTATAACAGTTCCAAATTTACAAGCTGAAACTATACCTAAAATAATGAAAAACATGGAAGTAGAAATTCCTTTTTTGAAACTTAAAGCTGATGACCCTTCTCATACAGCTCAGAAAAAAAGTTTAAGGAGACTTGATTTTTTAAATAGAGCTAAAACTGTATTAGAACTTAGGCAAGAACTTGGTAGGTCTTCAACTGCCAAATATTTAAAAATTATAGAACTTGAGCATAAAGGTAGGATATTTGACAATATCCGTTATTATGGAGCTAATACTGGCAGAGATGCAGGTATGAGTTTTCAGTTATATAATTTACCTAGGTCAAAGGTTGGTGCCAAATCTGAAACTGAAGCTGTTGAACTTATACAAGGGTTTTTTGATTTAAGTATTATTGAAAAGAATCCTGTAAATGTTGCAAAATCTTTGGTTAGAGCCATGATTAAAGCTCCCAAAGGAAAACTGATATGTGCAGTTGATTATACAGGAATAGAAAATCGTGGTCTTGCATGGCTTGCCCAAGACGAAAAGACTTTACAATTATTTCGTGAAGATCTTGATCAATATATTGATATGGCGGTTGACTTGTATGGGGTTCCATATGATGATATAGATAGTCAACAAAGGTACTTTGGTAAACAATTAGTTCTTGGCTGCGGGTATGGCCTTGGATGGAAAGGATTTATAGGCTATGCAGAAGCTAATGACTTACTAGTTACTGATGAACAGGCACGTAAGGCAGTTGAAGCATACAGAACTAAGTATCATAAAGTAGTTAAGTTGTGGTATAGGTGTAAAAATGCTGCAATAAATGCTATAACACACCCAGGAACTAAATTTGAAGCATCATGTGCCTCATACAAAGTGGTTCTTGATAGAAATAAAACTAGGTGGCTACAGTTAACTTTACCATCAGGAAGAAATATGTATTATAACAAACCACTTATTAGAGAAGGTAAGTTTGGACCTGAACCTTCCGCATTTGGAATAAATCCATATACAAAAAAGTGGATGAGGCTAAGTATAATTCCTGGAAGACTCGTTGAGAATATAGTTCAAGCAATGTCAAGAGATTTATTATTTTATGGTGAAGAAGCTTTAGAAAAACAGGGATACAAAATTATAGGTTCAGTCTATGATGAGATTATTTTTGAAGTTTCTAAGGATTGCAATAAAGAAAAAACACTAAAAGATATTTTCAGGATAATGTGTGATGTGCCCCAATGGGCAACAGGTCTTCCTCTTGGTGCAGAGGGATTCATTGAAAAAAGATACCGCAAAGGATAAGGAGGTAGCAATGATTAATTATGATTTATTACCAGAACACATTAGAGGAGGCATGAGAAAATATATTGAGGAAGGTGTGCATCCGGGTAGTTTTTTAACAGCGGTTATTTGTGACAAACTTGTAGATAGTTTTATGTTAGCTGATGAAACTAATACTGCTTGCATGTTTAGTATTGCCAAATTTATGTATTTAGAAGCTCCAATGTTGTGTCGTGGATCTAAAGAGAAAATGGATGCATGGAAAGGAACTCACAATCTATAAGTAAAGGAGGTAGTAAATGAGTAAATTATTTCAGATTAGGTTGTCTAATGGAAATATTTATATAACTCGTGAAGATAACATAGATGAATTCCATAAGTCAAAAGTTTATAAACTTAAAAAAGGTTGTGTTATTAAAGGTATAATGTCACAAAATGGGCAACAAGGTACACAACTATTTGATTTATCATTAGATACTTTCTTTGACTTACCAATTGTTATTCAATCGAACTGTATTGTTGAAGTTATGGCTGTTAAAAGGATGTCTAAACTTGAAAAACTTTACCTACAAGTTACTTCAGGTATTATAATAGCAAAGGAATCAGGAACATGTTAGAAAGAGATGTAGAGGGATATCTGGTTAAACAAGTGGCTAAGCTCGGGGGTAAAGCTTATAAGTTTTCATCTCCATCAAATCGGTCTATTCCTGATAGAATTTGTTGTCTCCCGCGAGGCTTGACAAAGTATGTCGAATGCAAAGCTCCATGGAAAGAACCAACACCCTTACAGGCTAAAGTAATCAAGTACTTACGAAGTCTTGGTCATGAAGTATTTGTTGTTGATACCAAAGAAAAAGTTGACATTTTAATTAATATATGGAGGGAGGAATTAAATGCTGTCAAGTGATAAAGCTTTTGACTTATTTACTAGAATTGCTAATACAAGTGGAAATAGTAAACAGCACCTTTTAAAAGGGCAAGATGTTAAACCATACCTACTAGCTACTTATGACCCTTTTACTATGTATTATGCAACTAAAGGTTGGAATAGTGCAGGTTTTAAAGAATTTGACAAAGATACTTGGTTTCTTTTGGATGCATTATCTACTCGTAAAGTAACAGGCGATGAAGCTCAAATTGCCATTAATATACATACAAGTGAATTATCATATAAGTCTAATAAACTATTTCTTATGATTCTTAATAAAGATTTACGAATGGGTATGGGTGTAAAAACTATTAATAAGGTATTTCCTGGATTAATACCAACTCATGATGTAATGCTTGCAGAAACTTATGACCCTGATAGAATTAGGTTTCCGTGTTATGCTGGTCTAAAAATAGATTGTGTCAGAGGAATATATAACCCTATTACTAAAAAGTTTTACTCACGCAATGGTCATGAATACTTTGGGCTGAACCATATAGTAGATGAGATAACTAGTGGCGGTATAGAAGTAAAAATTGATGTTGAGTTAGCTGTTAAAGGGGGTAAATTTCAATGGGGTTCTGGTAAAATCAGGGATCACAATAAAACTCCAGATGCTGTAGCTCATATAATTGAATTACCAACTGTAAAAGAAGACTTTGAAACAAGACTTGAACTTATGAAAGAAATATCTTATTTAGGGGAACATCTTTTAGAAATTCATCATAAATTAGTTCATAGTCATGATGAAGTATTTGATCTTTTTAAATCAGTCAGAAAAGCTGGGCATGAAGGGTTAATACTTAGACCAATAGATTACCCATATGAAAGTAAAAGAACTTATAATTGGCAAAAAGTTAAAAACGTTGTAGACCTAGACCTCGAAGTAATTGATGTATATAAGGGCAAAGATGGAAAAAAATATGAAAAGTGTTTAGGCGGGGTTATTGTTAAATATATGTGTAAAGAACCAATACCCACCAAATTTAATAGATCAGGCCAAAAAGTAGGAGGAGGGTTCTCGGATCAAGAAAGACTTACTTTCTGGAATAAACCAGAAACAATAATAGGTAAAACTATTCATGTAGTTGTTACTGAGTTTACTGACGATATGAATTTTAGGCACGCTCGTATGGGTAAACAAAAAATAAGGGAGGATAAATGAAGTTAAAGGAAAGAAAAAAGTATCAAGTACGAGAAACTGAATGCTATAATAGGGAATGTTTTACTCCATTTATTGGTAATGGGATAAAGATTTGTAGATTATATGAAATGGGACAATGTCCAGAAAAATATAAGGAGGATAAATAATGACATTAGCTCAAGCAATAGATATAGTAAATGCATATGAATATCTTGAATATGCTTCTTGTTCTTGTCATTTAGGCAACCCACCATGTATGAAATGTGTTAGCATGCCACCAAAAGAAGATTATGAAGTGGCTCTTGAAATTATAGAACAAGAGGAGGGGGTATAATGACAAAAGCGATTGATAAAATTAAAGAAGAGTTTATAACTGAAGGTGAGTTAGCAGAGTTCTTAAACGTCGATACCAAAAGAGTTCGCGATCTTCGTAGTAACCATATAACCGGTAAACACAAGTTCATTAACCATATCAAGCCAACAAGTAAATGTATCCTTTACCACATTGATGATGTTATGGGGTATCTAGAAAATCGCCCTATTTCTTTCTTTGGCAAAGAACTTGCTGAGTCAAAATAAAAGTTTTAAAAAGTCTCAGATATTGTTTTTGAACGATACTTAAGACTCTCACAAATCAAATTGATATACTGAGACGTTCATAAACGACTTTATATAAGAGGTCTATATAGTCCTATACTTGAATTTTAAAGATGCTTTAAGGACTTTATAAGACCATAAACGAACTTGGTATTGGAGGTACATCAATGAAATTTCAGTTGCATCAGTACCAAAAGAAAGCAATAAAGTTTGGAATAAAGCATAAAGCTGTTTTCTTTGCTATGGATTTGGGGCTTGGCAAAACTGCAGTAGCTTTGAAAATAATACAACAGTTAAAGCTGAAAGCAATTGTATTTGCGCCACTTAGAGTCATTTATAATACTTGGCCAAATGAAATTAAGATGTGGACACCTAAATTAACTTATGATATTATACATGGTTCGGATAAAAGAAATGTCCTTAGAAGGTCGAAGGCAGATATACTTTTGATAAATTTTGATGGGCTAAAGTGGTTTTCTAAACAAGTCCTTGAACCTGGTGTTAAGTGGCAAAAGAGAATTCTTATTCTCGATGAATCATCTATGATTAAATCACCAACAACTAAAAGATTTAAGCTTCTCAAAAAGATGATGCCATTATGGAGTAAATATAGATATTGTTTATCTGCTACTCCTTCACCAAATGGATATTACGAATTGTGGACACAATATTATATGCTTGACAAAGGTAAAAGTTTATTCAGTACTTTTTACCATTTTCGTAATACATTTTTTCATTATACTGGACCACCATTGTATAAAACCACTTTACGCCAAGGATCATATGAATTAATACGTGATTTGATTAAGCCAATAACTTATAGGTTAGATGCTAATGATTATCTGAAAATGCCAAAAACTATTTATAATGATATTTCTTTGGTATTACCTGTGTCTTTACGAGATAAGTATAAAGAGCTTGAGAAGAATTTTTTTCTTGAATTTGTTGGTGCAGATGCTACAGCTTTTAATGCTGCAGCACTTTCTATGAAGCTACGACAGTTTATTCAAGGGGCGGTATATACTGATTTAAAAGACGGTAGTTTTTATCCTTTACATCAGATCAAGATAAATGCTCTTAAGGAACTTCTGGAAACATCTGCTGGCCAGCCAATTCTGTGCCCTATACAGTTTAAGTTTGAATTGAAGATGATTCGTGAGTTTATTGACAAATCAATTCCATGTATTGCTGGAGGTACAAGTAATGCAGATTCTAACAGTTTTATAAAAGCATGGAATAACAGTGAACTCCCATTACTATTATGCCACCCGGCTAGTTTAGGGCACGGTGTCAATTTACAAGCTGGGGGGCATATGATGTTGTGGTTTGGGTTAACTTGGAGTTTAGAACACTATAAACAGTTAAATGGTCGTTTGATTAGGCAGGGGCAAAAGAGTGCAAGTGTAACTATAAACCACTTGATTATGAAAGATACTATCGATGAAAGAGTTGTTAAAGTTTTAAAGGATAAAGATGCTTCACAATCAAAATTATTAAATGCTTTAAGGAGATAAAAATACTATTTTTTCTTCCATACTTTTGATATTTGGTTTGGTCCAAAATAGATGGCAGCTATACCCATAACAAGTGTTGTTAAAGTTCCAGCAACCTCAAATATAAACTTTGAATATTCTGAGTCAAATTTATAAACAGTTACCCCTGCCAAAAGAAGAAAGAAATAAACTTTAAATGTCATTTTTGCAAGTTCTCTGCGAGCTTTGCTTTGCTCTGTATTTTCGTTTGCGATAACCTTCCAAAACTCAAGCAAAGTTTCAGTTCCTTTTTGTCTTGCATCTGACTTTTCTTCTTCGGTATGCCATAGTTTATCAAGCCCAGATATAACACCATTTGTTATTTTCTCGCCTACATCAAGAGCTTTATCAATTGTTTTAGGCGTTGCAAACAGTGCTTTTATGCTTGTGAATAAGCTCATAATTCCTTTAATATAACCATATTACATTTTGTGGGTTTTCATTTGACATTCCTAAATGAATAAATGTTTTGCCTATGCCTATTCTTTTAAACCCCGCATGTATAGCAGCGTTGATTATTCTAAATCTTTGGATTGATTCACGGCAAGCTATATCAACACCTTCGCATGGGATACTATCTGTAGTGATATGGTCTGAATTTGGCTTGCCTCCAACAACTTGGTTATGTGATGGGCATCTGCATCCGGACACTATTATAAATCTAATACCAGCTAACATTCTTGTGGTTTGCAATTTATCAATAAATTGTGGTGATACATTACAAATACCACATCCACAAGCACATTTCATCTCGCTTGAGTCAAAGTTTTCTGTTAAATTACCCACTTTAATACCTGTTCACTAGCAGTGCTATTGACATTGCTATTAAAGTTAGCCCTTGCGGAATGACAATGAACCACAACCATTTTATCTGAGCTTTTGGACAAGTTTTCAGTACTGGTACAATATCGTCATCCCATTTCTTCCATAGCCCATCAACTCGTTTTTCAACGGTGTCAAGCCGTTCTTTCTGGACAGCGACTTTCGTTAAGGTTTCTTGCATTATGCCCAGCTTTTCTTCAATAGAGCTAATACTTTTTTCTATGTTCGTTATTTGGACTTCTGTTACACCTAATGGCATATTGTTCTCCTATTCTATTTTAACTATCATTAACCACTACTAATTTTACGCTAAAGCCCCAGTTAATATCTTTAGCTGCTTCTCCTGTCATTATAACTATTATATCATTTCCATTAACTCCTATACCCAAATCCCATCCAACAGTAGTTTCATTATCTGTGCCAATATCTTCATCAGTTCCAAGTAATGTGGCAGCACCAGCTACAGCTCTATAAGCTGTAGCCCTTTTCATATAGCCAGCCCAAGCATTATCATCTGTAGTATTCCAAGCAGATGCTGTAACAAAAACAGTGGCAACTTCGCCTTCAGCTAGATTATGTATTATAAAATTTGTAGCATTGGCATTAGTAGTTTGGTAATAAAAAGCTTTCTCAAATACTCTAGTATAACCTCCAGTATTAGCACCAGCAACTATTTCTGTACCCACAAGAAGCATGTCAGAAGCTGTATTAACAGAACTCATTCTAACAGTCCCTAAAGTATCACTGTTGTTTATTTCAGTAATAACTCTTCCACCTGTATTATTAACCTTACCTTGATTACCCTCAATATGAATTTGAAGGGCATCTCCTATATCAACAATATTAAGAGCAGGATTCCAACTATTATTATTAATATTTATTATAGCAGGGTATTGAACTGCTCCAGTTCGTCTGATATTAACAGGAGCTGTAGCTCCTGTAGGAGTAAAAGTAAAAGTATTATTTTCAATCCTTATATTGTGAGGTACAAAATCATCAGTACAAACAATGTCTATAAGATTATCAGCTGTACTATTCTCAAACCCACAATTGTCTACTATATAACCAACATCTTGAATAGTAATTGGGATAGTTGTGCCTGAGAATTGAATTTCAGTATCTTTAAGTACCCATGTTGTAGCTCTATTTTGACCTGCGGTAAAAGTAAAATCATATACTTGTGCATCTGCACCAGTAAATTGAGATTCAGTAACGTTATTAGAATTACTTTGACTATACACCCCACTTGTATTCATATAAAATACTGAACATCCTGTAACAGTAAAAGCTATAGAAATATGTTCCCAAAAACATAATTGAGTATTTGGGACATTGAATGCTATTTTAAAACCTGTTATTCTCAAATGCTGCCATTTTACTCCAGTACATACTTCAGTTAAAGGATCATCAGGAGTACAGTTAAATGCTGCTTTTCCAGCTGTATTATCTCCTTGCATTCTAAAATGCTCAAAAACACTGTGAGTATTACCATCACTAGCTAATGTAAATGCATCAGGACCATTAGCTTCTATTATTGACACATCACCATGGCCTCTTACTATCCATCTTCCATTCCCGGGTACATCAATAGAGTCATTAACCACACTTGTGCCTGCTGGAACAATTATTGTTGCTCCACTTTCATTCGCATCAGATACATCAACTGATCCAAAAGCCTTATTCCATGCTGCTGCGTCATTTGTAGAACCATCTACTACAGCTCCAAACCAATGTGGATGAATTTCTTTTACTCTTGTACCTACTTGTATATTGCCATCACCAGTAACTACTTGATATAACCCTGGACCAAAAAAACCCTCAATAGTAAGAGTTACTCCAGCATCAATAGACATTTTTGCGCCTTTTTCTATTTCAAGATTAATGTTAACAGGTATAGTTTCGTTTGTAGAAAAAGTATAAGTTGTAGTTGCTCCACCAGAATTATGACGCAAAAAAATTGTTCCTTCACTTGTGTTTATTGTATCTACACAAAATTTTACAGTGTTTGATTCACCAGTAAGTCCTTGGTCAGTTGCAAGATAATTAGGAGTACAATGGTTAAGAATAGTGTTATAAGTACTTACATCTGTACTTGGAATATAATATACTTGTACTCCAGTAGAATCTAAAACTTTAAGTGAGTAGTTGCTTGCAACTAATAAAGTAACAGGAGAACTATCATATATTGGAGTACCACCTGCATTGGTTCTAATAGGCTGTGTTACCTCAACAATAGTTCCATCTTCTTCCTGTACAAATAATGATATTTGATTCCCAACAACTTCAGGATCAGTATCAGGATCCCCAACATAAATTTGTGCATTTGAGATTGGTCTACCAATTGTTCTTTGTGGAAAATAAGTAGGTCCTAATTCAACTTTAATATAGCCACCTTCATTCTTAAGAATCCTTAACATTTTGCTGAGAATATTCATTTCTTACTCCTCTTTTCAAGTGCTTCTAACTTTTTAATTTCTTTACTGAGATCTTCAATATATTCAAGATCATCTCCAAATTCTTTGAATTCTTTAAGATCTGCCTTTAATTTTTTAAGCTCCTCTTTAATAGAAATTTTAATTTTTGGTTCAGCTACTGATTTAGCAATTGGTTTTAAAGTTCTTTGTCCAACTTCATGAATTTCTTTAACTAAACCTTTAGATAAAAAATATTCATCATTAAATTTTATTCCATCGTACCCTTTAGATTTAGCAAGTTTAAGAATCTTATTTGCTGATTCAGCCCAATCATCATAAAAAACATCTAAAGCTATTTTATCACCTGCTAAAAGATCTTTAGCAAATTCTGGATTCGAAGAATACTCTTGATGATTAAATTTAGCCATAAGTTCACGAGATTCTTTAGAACCACTTCTTAAATCTAAAATTTTAGCACTAGAAGGTACTTTTACTTTATAAGTATAACCGCCAAAATTATGAGTTTCTTCAGTACGACCTCTTATATGCATTTTTGCCCAATCTTTATTTCCATAATAAGCATCTTTAACTGGTTTACCACTTTTTAAAAGTTTATGAGAAGTATGATAAAGTATTTTTTCTTTTGGTTTAACCTCTGGTTTAGCAAATGGTTCTTTTGGTTTAGCAGTTGGTTTAGCAACTGGTTTAACTGAACCTTTTTTGAGAATAGTTTCTACTGCTTTTTCATTTATCATATTTTTAATAGCTGGATTAAAAAATTCATCAGCAGAATAAGACTTATATAAAATTTCAGCTTGATCTCTAGTCATAAATTTATTTTTATTTGTTACAAAACCTATATCTTCAGTATTTTTAAAAGGTATGCCTTTTAATTCTAAAGCTTTATATATTTCAGCATGGTTTTTACCCTTTGCTATTTTGCCTCCACTGTGTTTTATTGCTGCTTTTGTTACTTTATCTATGCTATTAGGATGGATAAACTCTCTAACTGATTCTAATTCTGCTTTAATTATTTTATTTGGAGCATTTTTAATCATTTTTTCAAGAAAGTTTTTATAACCTAAATCTTCTTTTTCTAATAGTTTAGCTAACTTAATTTTTGGTTTAACAACTGGCTTAACAACTGATTTAGTAGTTAATTTAACCTCTGGTTTAATTAATTTTTTTTTTCCTATGTCACGGCCAACTGCACCTTTTTCATTTTTAAGAATTCCCAGCATTTTATTAACAGTTGTAACATGCTTTTGTCTTTCTAGATGATCAGCCATTCTTTTTTCAATGATGCTTTCTAAAGCTGTATCTACTTTAATAACATCTTTTGACTTAAGCATTCTGTTTAACTGGCTTGATGTATAAGTTCCTTCGGGTAGAGCTTTACCCTTTAAACCAATAAGAGACTCAGGAGGTTTTGTGGTTAATGAAACAGCTTTTGGAGTAACTGGTGGAGTATATTTTGAAGGCTTAGCTGGGTACTTAACAGGATTAGCTTTATGTAAAGCAAAAGCTAATCTTGTTTTTATCTGTGGGTGCCCAATAGTCGATTCCCATAAAGATAGTGGCCAAGTTTTGGGACGTAATAATATTTTTGCTCCCAAGGGAACCATGCTTTTTTGAGCTTCCCTGGCATATGATTTTTCAATAGCTTCGGTTAAACTTATTCTTGCGGCATCAGTTGCATTAAGTTCTGCCAATGCAGGATATGTTTTTTCTAGGTTTAGCATTATTTCTCTAGCCACACCCTTCTTTCCAACTATATCCATTTGAGCTTTAATTGCTCCAGGTTCTGAAGCCCCATACTTTACTTCTTTATACAATTGACGTTTAATTTGGTTTGCTTTTGCTGGAGTTAAACTACCAGGGTGTGCTCTAAATCTGTCAGCTATAGCATCAACAATTCCTTTAGCTCCTTTTGGATCACTACTAGTAGCAGCTTTAGCATAAGCTTTCTTTAAACCCTCTTTAAGAATATCTTCTCTGTTAATAACTTTACTAGGGTCCTCAGAAAGTATTTTAGTAATGTCATCAATATACCCCGATACTTCTTTCTCAAGATTTTTTATCTTTGAAAGTCCATACTTACTTGGTGGAATCCTAGATCTAAGTCCTTCTTCAATAGCAGCTGTTTGTTTTGAAACTATTTCATTAGGAAGAGTTTGTATCCACTTTTTAGACATTGGAGTTTTAATTGCTCTTGCATATAATCTCTTTGGCAACTCTTTAAATAAGTAATCTTCAATATAAGGCGCTGCCTTAACCCCCATATCCATGGCTTTACCCATAACTAAAACTGTACCAACATCTGCAGCACTTTGAAGCATCTCTTCGCCAACTGTTTTATTTTCAATATCTTCTCCACCAAGACGCTTATATGAATCTACAAGATAGTCACTAAGTTGTCTTGCCATTCCATAACCAAGAGCTGTCCCAACAATAGGAGAACCCGCACTCCCACCAATCATTCCTATAGTTTCAATAGTCGGAACAACTGCTTGTTCAAGTAACCCCTTACCTGCACCATATAAACCTGCAAGAGTTGGGTTCTCTCTCATCCAGTCAGTGCCCCATTCTTCAGGTTGTTCTCTTTTTCCCATTTCCTTAAGAACATAATCAGGAAGACTGCTTTCTGTTTTGGGAATACTCCCTCGTGGAAAAGGGCTTTGGCTACCCAAAGGAACAGTATCTTCTGCTATACCACTTTCCATAGGAGGAGTTTCTGTTATATCACTCTCCATAGGAGGAGTTTCTGTTATATCACTCTCCATAGGAGGAGTTTCTGCTATACCACTCTCCATAGGAGGAGTTTCTGCAAAAAGATTTTTACTGTCAAAAGCATCTTGAACATATTTTGGCAATGGCATTACTTAATCCTCTTTTCAGTTACTGTATCCCAGACTTCTTCTTCACCTGTATCAGGATTTGTAACTGTTATGGTATTCGAATCTTCAAATTCAGCTCCTGCTTCTCCTGGCCCAGCTGTATAAACGTTTTTAAGTTCTCGGATATTCCCAAGTCTGTCAATAGTTTCTTTTATTTCGTCATTTACAGATTTTAAACGAATATTAGCCATATCATTTGTGCCTACAAGAACTTTTTTAAGTTCTGGGTAAGATAAAGTAACATCATGAATTCCTTCCCATTCTATTCTACCTTTTTCAGGAAGCAGTGCAACTGATGCAGTTGAACCTTGAGATAATTTATATATTTCAACACTTATTTCCTTCATATAAGCTTCAAGAACTCGTTCATGACCTGAACCTTTAAACCTTGTATGTAGTTCTCTCCAGGGGTAATCTAAGGCTCTTACACCAACTCTATTAATAACTTTTCGCATTATATCTTCAACTTTACTAAGTTGGCCATTTATATTCTTAACAAAACTACCCATTGCACCTCTATTTTTCTGTTGCTGTGCCAAAGAAGATGAAAGAGATTTTTGGATGGCTCTCGGTTGTACAAAATTAAAATCTGGTTCTGAACTTAAAATTTTCTCCCGGACAACCTCTTGAATTGGAACACCAAAAGTATTGCGCACGTTGTCTATAGTTTCTTTGCCTTCTAAAACAGCTTGAGCTACTCCATCTAAATCCATGGCTGCATATAATGCTGTGAGTTTTCCTTCAGTCGAAGCTTGACTTCTTTTACCAGCTGTTGTAACATCATCTAATGCTAAAGCTTTTAAAACATTTTTAGCTTCTTCATTACCGCGAAGAGCTGCCATAGTTAACTCTGTTTTGTTTTTCATTGTTGGGTTTAGTAAAGCTTCTTTTCTTGATTGGTAATCTTCTTCTGTTATAAGGCCATTGTTTAAATCAGTTTTTAACTTTGCCATATCAGTATAAGGTGTAGTTCTATTAATACCAATGGAGTCACCAAATAATTTAGCTTTTTCTGGATCAGTATTTAAAAGGTTTATAAAAGTATTAAAGTTTTTTACTGCTGCTGTTTTATCATCTTTCTTAAATCCTGTTTTTATACCAAAACTATCTGCTAAATCAGGATGGGTTTCTTTAAGGTTTTGATAATATTCAAAATTCTTTACATCACCAGTCTTTTTAGTATCAGCAGTTCCTAAAGTTTCTCTATAAGCTTTATATCTTTCAGGAGCCATGGCAGCAACTGTTCCTTTTAACTTTTTAATGGCATTTTCTGGGTTTGCTTCATACGCTTTTAAAAAAGAATCTGTTGCTCTCGTTTCTTCAGGAGGAATCCCTTTGGCTTTGAGGAAAGCTTGTCGCGATTTTACTATATTAGCAACTTCTTCAGGATTATCTGCATTTTGTATAATTTTAAATGATGAATTTATAAAGTTTTCTTTGGTTGACTGGTCTCTAAAGTTGACAGCTGATATAAGACTATTTCTAACTTCAGGATACTTTAAAGAATACTCTGCTATAGCTTCAGGATCACCTTTCTTATAAACTTCTGCAGCTCCTTCAAAAATGGTTTCTTTATCTTTTTTGGCTTGATCTGCTTTTCTTTCTTTGCCAAATTGATTTATAGCTCCTGTTAGACCAGCAAGACCTTTAGAATAGTCTCCCATTGGATTAACAAAATAAGGATTTCCTTCCATCATTATAACACTCCTATTGCTGAGTAATTAATAAACATAAAGTTATTTCTTAATGTGACTGCTTTTGGGGCAACTTGGAAAACTTCATCAGCCATACAACCGTATGTAGAACCCTCAAGCCCTAACATATTTGCAACAGAATTCCAGTCAAATGAGTAAAAATTAAACCCTCTTACTGTTCCAACTTTCTTTATATTAGATTTAAGTCTTCGGTCTGAAAATGCACCAACTGCTGAAATGCCTAAACTTGCTAACCCCATTAAGTTATTTGTTGCTGCTTGTTCAGCCATAATATTTGCTTGAGCAGCAGCAGTAATTCCCTGGGATGTTGCTCTACCAGACTCCAGAGTCCCCCCAGCTTTTGTCACACCAATACCCTCCATAGAACTAGCAATTGTATTTGAATTAGAAGGCAATCCTGCTAGCCCTTGAAGTCCCATAAGTTGTTCATTATATGATGCTAACAAAGCACTATTTTGTAATCGTGTATTATAATCATATAAATTATAACTTGTATCTCCAGATCGTAAACCCCCTGTCGCTGATGCTGATCTTAAAATAGCTTCTTCACCGGCTTCTTTACCTTCTATAATGCTTTGGTATAATGGAGAATCAATTGAACGTTGAATCATTTTTTCTTGATCTCCGTATTCTCCACCAAATCCTTGCAATCTACCTAGTGATATTAAAGCTCCTTCTCTGAGTTTCTGGGGAAGTTCTTCTCTTTCTTTGAGGTAATCTAAAGCTTCTTTTTGAGACCCTGCTTGAATTTTTGCAGCATCAATAGCGGCATCAGAATAAATATCTGCAGATTCTACCGCGGCATCAGCAGCTTCACTACCACCATCACCACCATCACCACCCATGCCAAACCATTCTACTTGTCTTCCAGGTGTTAATACTTGTTCCCAAACCTCTCCACTTCCATCTCCACCCATTTTACTTCTCCTTCATGTAAAGTGCTTTATTTTTTGTATAAGCCACTTTTCTAAAACCACAACTCTTCATTAGTTTTTCAACACTTGGTTTTTCAACAACGCCTAACATCATTTTACACCAATCACAGGTTTTAAATACATACTCACACCATTCTGAAACAGCTTGTTTCAAATACTTAAGACCTCTTTTATCAGAATAAAAATGACAAACAGCTGCATTCCCTTGTTGTGTTATTGAAGCTAACATTAAAGTATCTTTAAGTAACCACCTAAAATTTAAATAATTCTCATTTGTTCTCAGACCATAAGTAGGCCCGTAATATAATATAAAATTCGTCATACAATTTCCACCACATCTAGAGCTACTGTTAATTGATCTACTATACTTGCGATTGCACTAATTAAGTACCCAGCATTTAATACTTGTCCTACTACTTCTGGACATTCATAAGTCTCTTTATTTCCAATGGCTTTAAGATTTAATATTAAATTAGTAGCTGCTACTGCACTACCAGACGGTACTTTATTAAAACTAATAGTAGCAGCAGTGATAGTATCATTAGTAACAGTGCATTTAAGAATCCTTGCTTGAGTATTAGCAGGACAAGTATATAATGTAGTATTTGCTGCTGCTGGTTGGGCCATATAAACATTTTTTATTATTACTGACATATTATTCTCCTTTATTTTTCAACTTCTAGTCTTGACCCAATAGTATCACTTTCAAAATGAAAATCTGCTTCTACAAAATACGCATCATTAGCATAATCATTTGCTACACTAACATCACGAGTTAAAGAACATATTATTACTGAACTTATTTTCTTTCCAGAACCATCCATTTCAATAATATCAGTTAACATATGTTTATGAGCAGCTATACTTTGCACATCAATAGTTATAGTTGTACTAGATTCTACTGGAAAAGAGTCATCAATATTAGCCCAAGAATAAGTAAAATCCCATTTTACATTCTCTACACCAGCTCCTGCGCCGGCTACCGGTATTACCCAATGAATATGAAAATTAATATCAGAACCTTCTTTATATGAATGTGGTAATTGTCCTATAAATTGTACACTTTCATCATTAGGACCTGTACTAAATGCTTCAACTATGCCGCCTCTATATGCTGTTTTAGTTGTATCAAAAGCCCCTCCTCCTTTAACTGAACTTGCTGGAAAACGTAAATCATCCCATACTGTATGGGGTAAATAATACTTAAATGACTCATTAGTCCAAAAAAGATTAGAAAGTAATTGTTTTTCTAATTTGTTTATCCGCTTTTCATAATTTTTTGGAATTGAATATAATTCTGCAATTATAAATTTAAAAATATCATCTGAATTAGAATTAGTTGTACCACCAACTCTATTAAAAAGTGCTCTAAAAAACTCTTGCCATTCTATTGTCATTACTTCTTGTGATCCGACAAACATGGAAGAACTAGGAAGTTCTGGTAAATATAGCTCAGTCATAAGTAACCTTCATTAATGCAAATGCCATTTTAGATGTAGAAATACCTCTAAGTTTAAAACCAACATAATCTCTTATATACCCAAGACGTCTAATAAAAAACCTTTTACCGTAATCTAAAGGTTCACTATATTTTAACAAATACTCTCTTCCATAAGTTAAACCATTATTTGTAAGTGAAATAGCTATAGTAGCATCATCGATTATGTTAAATCCCGGGATAATTGCTATTTCTACCTCATCAATTGACATCCCATCTAAATTTAAAAAGGGGGTAAATAATATCCATTCAACTTTATCACCGTAATGGGTTACTACTGACTCATCTAATTTTCCAAGATGTGTATCTACTTTATCACCATATATCCATAAAGAATTTCTAGCATCGAGTACTCCATTAATTGCTCTATATGGAGCATTGCCATCTATATCAGTTTTTAAAATAGACCATGCATATTGTAAACCCATCACTGATGAAATAGTTTCATTAAAACAAAGTGTTTCATTTGGTAAATGAATAAGTATAAAAGTTATATTATCTTCCATTCGTACTTCCATTCTTATATCTGCTAATTCAGGTTCTGTATACTGTTTAAGCAATATATCGATTTCACGTGTAGATACTTTTTCAGAAATACTATGTGCTAACCTATGAACTGATATAGCATCCTCTCTTCTTCCACCTGTAATATACCAAACATTTTTAGATTCACATTTAGCATGAGTAGCTACTATGCCAATTTTTTGAGCTCTAGTAACTATTCGTGTGAAAGCAAAATTTACAGAAGCATCATTTGAAAAATATTCTATTGTATATCTTCCAAATACTATAACTTTATTATCTGATGTTTTTCCAATACCAAGAGAAGGATCTGGCATAAATTCTGCTGTAGCAAATTTTAAAGGATCAATAGACTCTTCATCGGCAATATCAGTATGATAAATATATTCACCATCTGTTAAAAAATAATAACCATCAACCCAAACTCCATCAATAGGATTTCCAAGATCAGCATCAATTACTTCTCTAAAACCACCAACAGTATCATACAAAAACATTTTTCCATCAGCTATTATACCTTGAGTATTAAAACTATAAAAATCTTGTAAACGACATTGAGAAATTCCGGGAACTGTGCCCAAATTAGTAACTATACCTGCAGAAGATACAGATATTAAATTTGTTCCAGAAACTCTAAAATGGTTGCTAAATCTTTCATTATAATTTGCTCCACGATCCACACCTAAACTAGTACCAAAAGAAGTGAGTCCTGGATACGCTAACATATACCCTTGAGCTCCTAAAATATTTTTTTCAACTGCATACATATTTACTGATAAAGCATCTCTATAATCTATTAAAGAGCTTACTTTATCCCCTTTTATTAATGTAATAGGTGCTATTGGCATTTAAACCTCTTAACCTAAGTCTAATGTAAGACAGAATTTAAAAATACTGCACGTAAAAACAACTTCTTCTAAAGTATCTAAAAGACCGTAAGAAACTGCAAAAGCCATCCGTTCGCTATCAGTAGGAGTAGGAGTAGGATAGCTTCCTAAACTTGCTATTGCAAAAAAATCCATTGTTTAAATCCATTTAATTTGTCTAGTTAATGCAGTTTTTATTTTAGGCCATTCAGGCAATTTGTTTTTTAATTTAGGCCACCCTACTTTTATTGGATGCCTCAAAGAAGATCTATTTTGCTCAAACTGTATCTGCCTTATTTCTCTATCTTTCTGAGTATCCACCTTTTCATAAATTAAATTGAGCAAATCAAATAAGTCTTCTTCTATTTGTAATTCTTCTCCTTGTACTTTGTTTATAGTTTTATAGTATATTTTAATTCTTTCATACAGTATCTCAAACATTCGATCACGCATGGCATGAACAATAGCTGTACCAGCCTTATCAATCCCACAACCACAAGGGCACTTAGTTAATGAAAATTTTTCTCCCTTTGATACGCGACTAAATATATCATAAATAGCTTCTTCTACTACTTCCTTTGGTATATTACTAGTCGCAGCAGTTTTCTTAAGGTAAGCTATAGAAGCTTCTAATGTATGTCCATCACGAGTATAAGGCTTAAATAATTCTTTATAGTTCATATCACCATCCGTTTTCTTGTTGTAAATGTCCCATCAGAACTAAAGGCTGCTGCTATGGATCCAAGAGAGCCATCTGCATCATTAAATTGTTCTGTATTTCCATTGGCCTCAGTAATAATCATTTTATTGACTAAAGCAATGGTTATTCTATCTAGAATTGTATCTATAATGTCCTGCTTGGCTTCAGTAGCTAATAATGCATGAGCTGCATCCATTTCAGTTTTTGTTGGTGGATCATAAGCAGCTAAAGTACCAGCTGCATCAGGAACAGTAGTATTTGCTCCATCAGTACCCCTCATATCTGTATTAGTAGTAGTAGTCCCACAAAGCGTAACACCTGCTATTGTGTCACCGACCACAACATAATCAGCAGCAGCAAGTGTTCTATCATCCCTTATTTTATTAAGGCTGTCTTCGCCTGCGTTAAACGTAGCTCCACCATTGTCATCAGCAAGTTTTCCTATGGCAGCACCTATTGTTTGTGCCCCTCCGTCTAATGCTGGTATGGTTCCGATCTTAGCGATCTCTGTCCCTATTTTCTCAAGTGAATCAGTAGAGGCCTTATAATCTGTTGCATCTGCACTCGCAGCAAGAAGATGTGCAAATATTGTTCCAGCTACACAATAATCTTCTAAATCTCCATCAGCGGCAACAGTTGTATCCACTTTAAGCAAATGGTCAAGGTTAAGTTCTTCAAGAATTTTCCGGCAAGCAAGAGCTATTATATTTGTGCCATGTGCCGTGGAACCAACATCAGCCGCAAAGGTGGCATTATCAATGGCAGCATTAGCTATGGCTGCTGCTGTAATTGAATCTGCGGAAAGAGTATTAACATGAACACCATCATAAGGGGCTTCTGGCACAAGCACAAATTCCATATGAGAGGGCTCAAGTCCTGTCCCCGTTAGCGTAACAACAGCGCTCCAAGCTCCTGAAGCAAACACAGCATCAGCATAGTCAAGTCTGTAAAGTCCTGGGTGATCGCCTGAACTTACTTCAAGAAAACCCCAGTCAAGATGTGGGTCTGTAAGAGCCGGAGTTGTTAAATCTGCTGGAGCTACATCAGTCGTCGTTACGTCGTTGTCAGTCTCAACCCTGGCATATGCAAGATCAATATCTCCAAAAGCAAGTCCTGTCTTTGCATTACCAGAGGTATCTCTTACAAGTACAAATGTTGTATAATCTGTTTGTCCTTGCTTGACTTCCTGTTTCATAGTTTTATCCTGTCATTAAATTACAGTTACTTCCCATTGTTTGCCCCATTCCGCCACCTACAAGTAGGGGGATTGCACCTGATGGTGCACCTTCATTCAAGTCTAAATCTTCAACAACGTAAGAGTAATAAGATGTATTTGCCACAGCATAATATCCATTAACAGCATATATGTACTGGAAATCGTTTTGCTGTCCTGCCGCACAATCAACAGTCTCAGTCTCCAATTCTACAGAACCGGCTTCTCCGTAATAATTAACGGTATGAATCCGCATTGTAAGTCGGCCTGTATTATTCACTCCACCGTCATCATCACGCTCAACGGTTATATAATATTGGACATCCTGTGTATAGCTGTTAGCCGTGTCACTGTGAGTATACCCGCCATTCTCAACAACACCTATTCTGAATTTATCGTTATAGATACTTAAATCTTGGTCGTCATCACTTTCTGAACGAATATCATCCCAACTATCCACTTGGTTTGCTATCAGCCAGGGCATAAACAACGGGAATTCACCGCTTTTAGCCGTTATCATAAGTTTGATCGTATGAGTAAAATCACTGGAAAAATGATCGGCGGTTTTATCTTTCACAACCCATGTTTCGTCTTGATAATCACGCTGATGTTCAGTAACGGTTATTGTGTTAGCATCATCAATGCTAATTGCATTGGCAGCGTGGTCTTGTTCAGTATAAGTTGTAAAATCTTCTGTAGCCACTATACGTCCTTTGTGGTTAGTTCATAAGTCGTGCTTGCCAGAAACCTACCTTTGATGGCATTTATGTCCGCAAAAATAACTGTCTCGACTTCTTCAGCTTCTTCAGCTAGATATTTCTTAAAAGTCTCGCTGGTAATTTTCTCAGTGTAAGGGTAACTGGCCTTTAACCTGTCAGGGATAGTACCATGTTCGGCTTTCGTTATCCCGACGCTCGCCCACTTACTAAATAGATTGTACAAATCTTTTAGCTTATCCTTTAGACTGTAAAGGTATTCCATTTTCTTAATGTCTGAATCTGCAGCTTCCGGATAGTCCAGTTCTTTTTCTGCTGTTATTGCCATTATATCCTCTTTTACGCCTTCTCTGCTAATATTTATTTAATAAATCCGTCATTGTTTCTCGTTACTGAAAATTGCCATTTTATCAGTCTGTTTAGCTCTATAGTATAACGTTCTCTGCACTAAATTGCATTTTCATTTGAGTAGTACTATAATTATTACCAAATTTAATTTCACCAATATTAAAAATTACTTTTGCTCCTGTTTCAAAAACACAGTTATTATAAACAAAACCCAACTGTAATCGTTGGTTAAATATCCACATTCTTGATTCAGCTTTACTTATTGAAGAAATTAATAAGACTTTTACAGGATCAGTATCATGAATACTATTCTCAATTATATTTACATAATTATCTAGTTTAGCTGCTGTACCAGGTATAAGAACAACAGATTGAACATCAATATTTTGATCCATCATATAATCAGAATCTATATCACTTATTTCAATAGTTCTATTTGTGATTTTAATTGTATTAGCCATATTACTGCCCTTTTAACTCACCAATATTAAAAATTACTTTTGATCCTCCAGAGAATGTTCCATTAGCAAAAGTAAAGCCCAACTGCAATCGTTGATTGAGTACCAAACCTCTTGGTTCACCATCCCCACTTACTAATCTAACTTTCACAGGATTAACAGCATGAATACTATTTTCAATAATATCTACTACATCATTAGCTGCACCTGGTATAAAAACAACAGACTGAACATTGATATTTGGATCCATCATATAATCCTCATCTATTGCACTTACTTCAATAGTTCTATTTGTAGTTTTAACTGTGTTGCTCATACCAAACCCCCTTAATCATCTATTTCTGACTCAAGTAATCTAAAATTAATAATTCTTGTTTCCACCCTACCATCTGAAGTTGTTGCTACAATTTTAACTTTTATCATACTAACTGATGTCCCATCAGAAGTCCCTGCAGCAGTTATATTATATAAAACATCAGGAGTAACAAGAGAATCTGAATTTATTGTGAGTCCTGTTTCTGCTTCAATTGTATGAGAAGAAACATCTTCACCAGTATTAAGGTATGAGTCAAAATGTTCTACAAAATCATTTATGTCCCCAATATACATTGTCTTAGTCAAATATGAATTAGGAGCTTCACTTTGCACTCGATAAAATTTACCCCATCTTTGACCCAGTTTTGACCTACTTCCCATAGGCATTCTACCGGGGTATTGAACTTGTTTAACTAAAGCAGTTGCTGATGCCAAAAAAGAAATACCTGCTGAAGCTTGCCTTATTAGACTAACATCAGGCTTAAACCCCTTACCATAATCTGGCATTAATCTAACAGCTAGGTTAACATCAAATGAATGCCAGAATTTTCTATCTAAATTATGTGGGCAATTAGGGTCAGGGTCATCCTCAAAAGCATAGCCAGTACTCATATTTCTTCCCGAAAATTCAGCAGCCATGTTTTCGAGCTTGGTTATAGCTAACTCTAAATCCTCAGGAGAAGGATCAGCAGTAATTCCTGAAATTCTTAGAGCTGAAAAAGCTCTATTTAAAATATCTCCTTTAGTATCACCAACTGCCATAATTACTACTCCTAAGGGGAGCAAAAATGCTCCCCTTAAATTAAAAGGTTATTCATCTTCCTCTTCTAACATAATTCCCCATAAATGTTTTCCTTCACCATCACAGCGATTGCAAGTAACCATTACTGGTGTATAAAGTCCTTCTTGCGGAGGTTGATTTGAAACAACTTCTCCTGTTCCCTTACAACGTTCACAATACTTATAAACATTGAGGTTATCTGCCATTTTATTCTAATACTCCATTACAGTAATTGCCACCAATGAAATTGCCGGTAGTATCACCTTCAATACCGTCTGTAGCTGAAATAGTATTACGATAACAACTAACAGTAGGAGTACCCATATTAATATCAATTCCAATTGCCAGAGTACCTGAACCACCATCAATAAAATTCTCGGTAATCATAGTTGAAGGGCAAACAGTAGTTGAATGGAATCTGATACCTGCTTCAGAAATAAAAGAAAAAACATTGCGGTCAATCCAATTTCTTACAGAAGTGGGACCGCCACCAGCAGTCCAATCTATGCCACAATCCATATAATAGAACTGACAATCACGGATAAGATTTGAAACAGCATCTGTAAGACTCAAACCACAAGTAGCTGTAGTAGCTTCAGGTGGACCTTGGATAGAACAATGAATCATCTGATTATTATTGAAATTAGTTGCTTCAATAATTTTAGAAGCATCAGCTACTTGAATATTAAGATTAACCATTGCTGTATTAATAATAGAAGTACAAGCAATTGCACCACCAGAAGCAGGTTTAATACGAACACTACGTTCACCATCCGCATCAAAAGCATCTCCATGACCAATTAATGCAGAACCATAAGGCATAGATGTTATAGCATCTGTATATTTTCCTGGAGCAATATGAATTTCCCAATTTGGAGCCCATGGACTTGCACTCCAGTCAATTGCTAAATTATTTCTTCTGATTGCTTCAACAATTGTATAAAGAGGTTTTTCCCAATTAGCCCCATCATACCCATTAGATCCCCAAGGAGCAACATAAATTTTATCAGATGGATTTTGCATATCCACCAAACCTTTAAGTTGACTTCTAGAGGTTTTTAAACCTGTATGATAAAAATCTTTTGCCATAGTTTTTATTCTCCTTGTTCATAGCAAGTTATTAAACTTACCAGGTAGAATGTTAAGCAACAGTTGGTTGAGCAGTTAAACCAAATGTACTCAAAATAATCCAACCCATTGTATCATTAACATATAGTAACACAGCTTGATCACCAGCATCAGCAAAAGCAATAGTTGCCCATCCTGTTGAAGTAGCCGGGGTAAGTGTTCCTGTTCCTCCACCATCTGTTACAAGATTAACAACCAAAATCTGCCCTGGTTCACCATTTGCCAGAGTAAGAGCTTCAGCATCAGCACCTGTCGTCTTAGAAACATAAGGTTGAGAAGTCGGAATAACAAGTACATCAGCAGCAACAGTTGAAGTAAGATCTGCCTCATTTTCTGTTACCAAATTATGATGCACAAATTCAAGAAATTTAGCATTTGCCATTTTTAATTTCTCCTTATTCATTGGGCAGGACTTTTAAGTCCTGCCCAAAGGTTTTTATACCTTATTTAAAGGTTAAATTTAGAAAGAAACTGCAACACCACAATTCCCAGGATTGTTAACAGTAATTCCATACCAAGTAAATAGTCTGAACCGGAAATTCATAGTAGAAATATCACCATCATAAACCATATAAAGTGTAAGACCATTTGACATAGTATCTGTAATAACTCTCATACCATCATACTGTTTAAAGAGCTCACCAGGAATTGTACCACCAATTACTTCAACAGCATCCCGATCCCAAAAGAGATTGGTCTTTTTGGTAGCATCAATATTAATACGAGTAATAGTAGCTGCATCAAGAATAGCTGTATCAATATTAGCATAAGCTGCTTCAAGCGTTGTAATCCCTGCTTGATCTGCTGCAATTGGTTTTGGGTAAATTTTAATATGAGTTGCATCTGTTAACTCAATTACTGTGAAAATCATTGCTTGACCTGTAGAAATTTTATCTGCGAGGCCGATTGACTCAATGTCGACTGCAGCATTTTGGATAGTAAATTTATCTCCAACCGTAAGAAGGGCAGAGTTATTAACTACCAAATCTGCTTCACGATAATCAACATTTGTTACAACTCGTGTAGTAGCATTTACAGAACCACCTGAAGGTACAAAAAGTTGATCACCTGTAATTGTTACAGCTGGATCAGCGCCCCCTGTAATATTGGGCAGAAAAGAGCCGACATAAACATCGAATTCAGCTACATTTTTCCCAATTTGTCCTGTTTTCCAAGTTTCTGCAGGTCTACCTTGAACAGTTTGACGAGCAGCTAAATCACTTCCAAAAATGAGGTTATCTCTGTCATTAATACAGAAAAACCTACTAGATTGATTAGCTTGTCGTTCATTCATCATTGCTTGGGCTTCAGCAATGAACTCATAACCACTTGTTGCATTAGATCTATAAAACATAGCAGCTTGAGTAGCAATTGCACTTGCAATATCTGAGTTCAACTCAGTAGCTTGGCGTTTGCCCGATGTTTCAGCTCGACGTTCCCAGAAACGCATACTCCTTAAATCATCTGCTCTCATCTGTACAAAATCGTTGTTAGGAGTTCCAAGAACAGCTGGATAAGTTTCTTCTATGATTCCGGTTTCGAGACCTGTAAGATCCCAACCTGCAATTACAGGGGCATGCTGTTGTACAGGATACCAAATCACATTACTGGCATTCTGCATCATACTCTGGTTTGGTTCATGAAAATCAACTAAATCAAGGAGAGATAGTTGGTGTTCATAAGTATCCTTAAATTTTTCAAACATTACTTCAGCGACTTTACCTGTTGAGGAAGCCATAATTTATATTCCTTTCTACCACTTAGAAGTATTAATACCTGCAGCTTTTGCCTCTTTTTTAGCATTATAGGCAGCTTGAGAATTGCCTTTAGAGTGAGCATTATCATACTTCTTTTTGAAAACTCGCTCTTTATTAGAAGAAGAAGCGTCTCCATTTAATTCATTTGCAGGTGCAGGTGCAGTTGATCTTCTTTTTGTGGTACTTAATAGTTTTGCTTTCTGTTCACCTAAGAAAGCAGTTGCTCTCAAACCATGGGGGTCTTCTGAAAGAAGAGTTATTAATTCACCCCTAAGAGCATTGCTCCTTCCTAGTTTATATATAACTTTCTCAGAGCCTTTCCCTAAGAGAGAAATTATTTGATCAACGACTATGTTGCCCTGCCCTGGCCTAATTGCCTCTATGGCACTTCTTACTATCTCATCCGCTTGTTTATAAGTTTCTGCTGAAATACCACTGTCTTTAATCAACTTATCAGCCCGTAGATAATGGTCGTCTACTGCTGAATTAAGTTTTTTAATTGCCTTCGCTTGTGTATCACGAAGTTGATTTTGCCCATGTATAACAGAAATTTTAGAATCAAGTCGTTTGTCTTCATACTCATCCAGAGCAGTTTGGTAAGCCTCAAAGGATTCAAATTCATCCTGTTTAGGTCTTACCAGGATTTTATCTCGAATAGGAGTTGCTGAACCTTGTTTTTTAAGGCCTTCATTTTCCTTCTTGAGTTTCTCAATCTCAGCATCTCTATCCTCGATTTTCCCCTTTAGCTTACGTTTTGCACGTATGTGTGCACTAACAGGCATACTATCAGATAATGTCTGGTCATCATCCTCCTTCATCCAATCAGCTGTGTCATCAACAACTGTGTCATCAACAACTGTGTCATCAACAACTGTATCATCAACAACTGTGTCATCAACAACTGTGTCATCAACAACTGTGTCATCAACAACTGTGTCATCAATAACTATGCCATCAACAACTGTGTCATCCAGATTACTTTCAACCATCATATTCCTCCTTGATGTAAGGTACCTTGTGAAAGCACAAGTACTTGCATTTTAACCAGTTTGCTTCTGTTGTCTACCCCTACTCTCATGGGATCCATTATTTATTCTTTTAGTTATACTTTTTAAATCAATGAGTTTAGTAGCATTATCAACTTGTTTACCAAAAGCTTCTATACTTGTCATATCAATTTTTGCATTAGTTTCCCTTATATCTGCTAAAATATCCATTCGTTTTGTCTCAGCATTAAAAGCATCAATAGCTGCTTGTCTCTCATCATTTTGTGCATTTAACTGCATCTCAATGCCTTTACGTTTTTGTTCAAGTAGATCAGCATCCCCTTTCTTATTTTCCGCAATAGCTATCATTGTAGCAGCATCAGGCTCTTTTGGTTTTTCTTGTGATTGTTTCATGAAGGCTTCATCTTCTGGTGTTTGTGGCTTCCTAATACCCATTATCATTAATTGTTTATTTACATAATCTCTAATATCATCAAACTCAACACCATCAGTAAGAGCAAGTATTTTAAGTTGTAGAGCTTTTCTTACAGGATCTTGTGGGTCCATTAAAACCATCATTGTTTCTAACCTGTCAATTGTTTGTTCTTTTTGACTTGAATAGCTTGGACCTATTTTAGAAAAAACCTCAAACTCAGCTCTTCGTAAGTCATTAACAGTAATAAGGTCACCGGTTTCTTTATCTACTATAGTATCCATTACCTGAGTTTCTTTTTTGGTACCATCAGCTAACTCAACCATAACTTTTCTAGGAGTATCTATAACTTCAGATGCCATGGAAATCCAGACTTCACCATCCCTGCGTTTCGCGTGCTTCATATGAATTTGAAATCTCATAGACTGGCGTTCAATTCTAGCTTCCAACTTTTGAACAGCTTTTCCTGAAATATCTGGTTCAGCAACCTTATCAGGAACACCAGGATTAGCTACATCAGTAACTGCTTCTTTAGTTAAACCCAGTACCAAAGGAAGAGCAGTGGGCATAGGTTGTTCTGGCATAATTCCTATTGGAGTTGATGGTAACTCTTCACCATCTGCTGTCTTCCTATTTAAGAGTAAATATGGGTATGCATTATCAATACCACTCTCGGAATACATATCTTCAAATCCTTGGAGTTGCTCTGGCCAGAACAAAGGTTTTTGACGCGGTGATCTTGAAAGTATATCACCCATATAAGAAAAAGCAAAGTTTCTTAAACGTTGTGGATCTTTGGCGAGTCTTGTTATACCTTCCCAGTATTCTTCTCCTTCAACTACTGCATGTTCTCCATAACAAGGTATAACTGGAATATATTGACCCGCTATTCTTTCTTCTTTAAGCACTTCTGCTCCAGAAGCTATATATTTTGTAACAACATTTCTTTTGATTTTTCTTTCAGAAACTATTGAATAACCCCCATCAAGCATATCATCCATTATGCCCATTAGATCAGATTCTTGTAAATCAAGAGTTTCACCAAACGGATCCTCCATTGTAAGAATGACATCATCAATCTCTTCTACATGATAGAAGCTTGTTATATAAATCTTTTTACCTTCTCCCCCTAGCCATGGAAATGTATAGGAATGCTCAGGTAGTTTAAAAGATTCTACATTTATACTCTCAAGTTCTTCTCCAGTAAGTTCTTCAACTAAATTTTTATAACCTTCTTCTGTATATGCTGTTAAAACTGAACAATACTTCGCATCAGACTTATCTAAAAGTTTTGAATTTGGATCCCAGTATACTGTATTGTTAGCCTCAAAAATGGGTTTACGAAGTATTACTTGTTTATCATTGTCAACATTTTGACTTTCATACTTTGTATAGAGTAACCAAGCTCCTATCCCACAAACTACATTCTCTGTTTCAGCATTCTCAAACGCTTCTATAGAGGTATTTTTTTGAAGACCAGATCTATATAAACCATCTGCCAGTTCTGCTGAATCTTGTCTAGTTTCATTTAGAGGAGTAAAATCTACTTGAACAGGGTTTGAGGCAAGATCTGATAAAATCTGCCTTCCAGCTTTACGTAATACATCAAATTCACCACGATATGCTAATTGAGAAGACTGAAGAACTTCATCATCCCATTGTGTTACCCAGTAAAATACCAAATCATTAGAAGATCGTTCTCTGGGAATCTGATTAGCTACATAAGCTTTTTCATGCATTTGTTTAAGTTGTTTTAGTTCAAGTGCCATTAATGACTCGCTCTTCTCTTTTGGTCCCTATAAGTAGAACCTATTGGTTTAATAGATTGTGGTCTTCTAGCGCCACCTACAACTATAACTTTTGGAACTTTCCACAACATTTTAACAGAATCCGCTAAGTTTGGTGAAGCAATTTTAAACTTAGATTTCATAACATCTTTTGGGTATAAATCCAACATCCCATTTGCATTAGGTTTCTTTGGTATTCTACATAATTCTGCTCTAAGTTTAGTAAGTTCAACGATGCCAGAAGAAAAAGATATTAGTGTTTCCGGATCGTGGTATTTCTTTTTTACAACTGCTTCAAAAGTTCGGTAAATTCTATTCCTGAGCTCAAAGTACTTTTGAACCCTAAGATTTTTAAAGACTTCTTTATTTGTTTTTTGATTCTGAACTGAGAATATATCTGATCCTTCAGCATTTATTGGTTCATAAATTGAATTTGGACCCTCAACACTTTCAGATCCTTTATACTGCATCAATCTTATGCTTTTCCCACCAAATGCTTTACTGATTTGCCTGTTAAGGCCAATTCCTACACCATCACAATCCCATGTAAAGGCATCTGATTCATTTTGTATGGCGAGTCCAGTCGCCCAATCACATCCTTCATTAATATCTCCAGTAACTTTTTCTTCAATCTGAAGAACCACAGAACCATGCCTAAAGGCATAACCTTTAGAATCTTCTCCTTCATCAGAGGGGTCATGTGAAGATATTTTTACCCCTAAAGGTCCAAATCCTAACTTTATATGAGCATCAATACATGCATCAAACCATTTGGCATCTATTAGAGCATTATCTACTGAATCATTGTATTTACCTTCCCAGATGTGGTCATAAAGAGCTCTAGATAGAGACTGATAGTCGTTGAGTCTTTCAGCTTCAAGTTCAATGGGGAACCAAGGATTATCACTATGGTTAATTTTTACAACATAGTGTAAGTCATCTTCATAAAAGCCATTTTTATCTAACTCTTTTTGAAAGGGAACTATAAATCGCTGGGAGAAGGGGTCAGCTTCACTCATAGGATTGGCGGAGATCCATAGCTCAGAATCTGCTTCCCGGAGGGTAGGAGTTAAAATTCGGAGACTTTCTTCAGAGATAAACTGACCCTCTTCTAGCCAAAAGTATTTAAAACCAAACATGGATTTAATAGCTTCAATAGACCTTGCAAGTCCTCGAAAGCGAAATCCACCACCGTTTGCATGTTCTATTTTATTGTTGTAATGTTTAAATCCAGGAATCTTGAGTTTATTAATCTCTGATTTGAGAAGCGCAAAAACGCTGTCTTCAATTGAATTTTGGTATTCACGTAAACAGCCTACCAAGGCCCCTTCAGTTTGAGCCTTCATAGACAACATATCCGAAAAGGACATTGATTTGGCACCACCTCTCCCACCATAAGCAACCTTATACCTCTTAGGTTTACTCACAAAGGGAGTTAGTTTCTCAGGTATCTGTAACTGCAACGCCATTTACTCATCTTCCTTTTCTTGTTTTGGTTCAGCACTTACAACCCTAACCTCCCAGACCTTATCTCCTTCACTGGCCCCGCCAACTTCCTTAGACTTCAGTAGTGGATTTTGGTTTATTAAGTTCACCAGTGTCTCAGTCAGCGATTTCAGTATTGCTGCTGATCGTGGATCATCATCTTTTATATTAGCTGCTAAAGAAATTGCTTTTTGGAGGAGTATGGCTTCTAGTTCAACATACTTTGAACCAAGAAACTTTTGTTTGAGGATTAGGAAAGCCTGTGCTTGATTTATGGTTTGTGTGCTTAACTTTTCTAGTACATCATCAAGAGACTTAACATCATTCATGTCTACTAGAGTATCCTGTCCCAAAGAAATTTGTTTCCAGCTTTTGGAATTGTACTCTAAGACGGCGAACGAGATTGAGTGTTCACTAGCTAAATCTTCTAACGAAAACCCCAAGAATTCGTATTTAAACTGTACCAAGTCCCAATTTGTATCTTGCATAATCGTCCTTTATCTAATAATATCTTCTAATTATATTGTATCATAGTTTTGAGTCTTTGTAAATAAAAAAGTGATGACGGGATACAGATTTGTTTGGGTTTGATAGGAGTATTAGTGGTATTGATGAGAGCAATGCTGGACTATCAGTTTATAGCTGTAAATGTGGACATAGTAATGCTGGACTATCAGTTTATAGCTGGTAAAAATAAAATGGTGAAATATTTTTGCTTGACCTTATGATTTTTATACAAATGTTTTTACTAAAAGGAGCATAGGGGCTTTGTTTCAGTTGAAACTACTTCTGTTGATATTACTTCTGTTGATATTACTTCTGTTGAAACTACTTCAGTAAATATTACTTCTGTTGAAACTATTTCAGTAGATATTACTTCTATTGAAACTACTTCTATTGAAACTACTTCAGTAGATATTATTTCAATAGACATTATTTCAATAGATATTACTTCAATAGATATAATTTCTGTTGAAACTAATCTAATGAATATCATTCATAAGTTATTACTATCTTTACTCAATGAATATCATTCATAAGTTATTACTATCTTTACTCAATGAATGCTATTTATTTTATATCATAAGTAATAAAAAAGAATTCAATTATAAAAAATAACTGTTTACAAAGTGTTTTTCTTATGATATATATATAAATTATGTTAAACAATAAAGTCAATTATGAACCTGAGAAATTCTAATTGACAAATGCTCTTTTAAAATTTAAATATACTATAGGTGCTATTATGACAAATTACAATGAATTAAACAAAAAACAATTGATTAAATTAATTGAAGATCAAGATCAAATTATTTTAGATTTGCAAATCAAATTAGAAAGTTCAAATAATCAATCTGGTAGAAAAAGTCAAGTTCTTGAATTATTAAAATCAAATGAATCAATTTCAATTCTTGAACTTTCAAAAGAATTAAACATTTCAACAAAAAATGTTTCAAGTCAATTAACTTATCTTAGAACTGACGGTTATAAAATCTGTACAAATGAATCTGGAAGAAAATTTTTGCTTCAAGAAGTTGAAAAATCTGAAGAACTTAAGAAAACTGAAAAGTTTCTTGAATCACTTGAAAAAGTTGAATAACATTTATTAAAAAGAAAAAATCCAGAAACTGAAAAGTTTCTGGATTTTTTTTTCTTCACTTTTTTCTTCCAGCATCACTAACCATTTATTAGCACAAAACTGTACATAAAGAAATGATAAATTAAGTCCAGCATCACCAATTATTCACTGGCACATAATTATACGCGAAAAAAATGATGTTTTAACTATCCAATCCAGCCAAATTGTATAGCAAAACCCAGCCAAATAGGTAAAAAAATCCAGCACTCAAGAATTTGACAGAAAGCCCAGCCACTATTTTTTTTACTTAATAAATTCAAGTACTTATGTGTACCGGTATTTTCCCACACTACTCCATTATTTCGTGCACCAAAAAATAGCAGTACCAGAAAAATTTATAACCAATTTTTGACAAATTATCATTACCCCATCGTTCCGTCATTCTTTTCTTTTATTTAATAAATTCAAGTACTTATATAATCTTTTAAATGAAAATGATAAGTATACTATATTAAAACAAGGTTGGTAAAAGGCCCTATTATATACATGCGAGGTTTTTAGAATTTGTCACTCTTTCACTATTCACTTTTTTTAGCCATTTCCAGCCTATAAGTACTTGATTTTATTACATAAAATGAAATAATGAAAACGAAATTTTAGCCTCTTCCCCCAATCACTTCCACTATTTTTAACCATATTTTCTTACTGAAAAGAGCTTTTCCTCAGTCATAAAATTATCCAGTTTTATCAATTTATTTTTAGATACCAATTTTTGCGTAGCCAGATGAAATCAGCAAAAATTCAGCACTTTTTTAGCCAATTCCTTCATTTTCCTCAGCACACGAATTACCCGGCGTTGCTATTTTATTTTTTAAAAAAGACTCAGCATTATCACATTTTACTAAACTTATTTTTGTTTTCTTTTGGCATTATATATTTACTTTTGGTTAAGAATTTAATATAATATATTTATATGAAAGTAGATAAATTAACAATTAACACTGGAGGTAAAATTATGGAAGATGTTATAATGTTTTGTCCAAATTGTAAAGCTGTTTTTGTAACAAATGAAGATACTGATATAGAAATTTTTCAAGATAAATTTGGTGAACCTAATGAATTTTGTATAACTTGTATAAATTGTACTGATGCTGTAAATATAGAAAATTGTAGATTCAGTACTTTTAATCTTTTAAATGAGTATAGATGTAATAAATGCGAATGTGGTGAAGATTATATTTATTTAGATGATTTAAGTAAATATGATTTATTTATTTTTTTAACAAAATAAATCAACTTCTTTGGCATTGTTTTTATCTTGACTATTAGAAAATACTTCTTTATCATTATGTCCCTCAATACTCTTGCCAATACTTCCAGCTATTTATAAAACTCAAATTGTGCATAAATAAATGATAAATAAATAATACTAACCAATCCAGACTTATTTGTTAACCCAGCTCTTTTTTTGTTTACTTTTTTATAAAAACAAACTATAATGATTTTATTAAACAATTCAATCAAGGAGGTACAGATGTCAACAAAAAATTACATGTCTATAGAAGACAAACAAAAAGCATTAGAATTATTTAAAGCCCATTATACTGCAAAGGAAGCAGCTAATTTCTTTTCCTTTGGTTACGCTACTCTTCGCAATCTTTGGAGAGGATTTGAATTTGCAGGAATTGAAAAATATGATAGAATGGATTTGATAAATGCCAAAACTGAATAAAACTGATGTCATAAATCAAATAACTGCAAATATTCCAAAAGAAATCAGAGAATCAAAAATTTGGTTGGCTTACTATTTTCGCCCTAATAAAGATGGTACGTTCTCCAAACCACCTTGTGCTCAGCAAGGCCATTCTGTAGATGCAGATCAATGGGGTGTGACGTTTGAAGAAGCCATTAAAGATGGGTATCCTGGGATTAAGATAAATAAACATACTGACTTGGTAGCGTTTGATGTTGATGACAAAGATGCCAAACTTGGCAAAAGAGCCTTTGATATGTCACGATTGTCAAAAGAGTTTCAAGAGTTTATGGCAAAACATAATTCATATGCGGAGATATCACCATCGGGATGTGGTGTCAGGATATTAATGCACTGTGAAAATAAAGATAGTCTTCCTGGTAGAGCTAGTCTGTCTAAAGATTTATGCATTGGTGGTGAGTTGTATATAAACTCTGGATATGTTACCATTACTGGGAATCAAGTAGCAGGTGAAGGTATTGCAACTATAAAACCTGAAAAGTTAAAACAGTGGTATATAACCGAAGAAACTAAGAAAGCTGAGGTTGTTGAATCTGATACTCCACCATTGAATTTAGCTCTTGATGCACTGAATACATGCTTTTTGGACCAAAGAACTAGGGTTAAAACAGTTTACAAAACTATCACGGGTCAAGACTACAATCATTATGACTATTGGTTAAAGATTCTATCAGCTTGTCATGATTATGCAGTTAAATCAAACCAGATGACCAGAATAGTATCTGCCGTTGTAGAATGGTCTCAAACTGATAATAAATCCTTTGAAAGTGAAGAAGATGTAATAAAACATTGGTCCTCACTATCCCAAAAGGAATCAGGTATAACATTCCACACATTGTTCAAGTTTGCTCAAATGTTGAAGTTTCAATGGCCACAAGAAGCCTATGACAAACAAGGCAATCCTACTGGAAAGCCCATGATAAATTCATGTGAAAACTTTGAATATATGATGAACTACTTTAATATTCATTTGTGTCAGGATATATTTAATGGTAGCTTTTATGTCAAAGCAGACGAAGACATACTAAATAAGTTTTTCTTTGGTAAAGAAAATATATCAGACTATTTTGGGATGATAGGACCTTATTCAGTTGAGGAACTTAAATTTAAATTTTGGGTGATTGCACAAAAGAATGGATATGCCAATGTGACCTACTCAACTATATCACCATTGTTTAGTGCATATTTAATGGATAATGTAAAGACAGTAAATATGCTCAAGTTGTGGTTGGATACTCCTGAGGAAGAGTTGTCAAAGGATATGATTGAAAAAAAAACAGATATTAAGAAATCAAATTTAAATTTTCTGATGTCGTGTATAAAGTTCAATGTAACACAAGACATTGAATTAGCCAAAAACTATTTTGATACTTTCTTTTTTGAAATGATGATGCCCCTTTATAATATAGAAAGGAAATACTCTCAGCGAAGCTTTATGCTTGTTATGACAGGACCAGAAAACTGTAGAAAAACTACCTTTTTCTCGATGCTGTTTCCACCTAATTTAAGGAGACAATTTGTTACTAACTCAACAGAAACACTTGGAGGAGCCAAATCCATACGAGACTTTGCAACTTCTTTGGTAACGTCTGCTCTTGTTGTCACAGATGAATTTGAAATCTTCTACAATAAAAAGAATGACTCACTGTTTAAGACTTATGTAACCTCAGATGTAATTGACTATGTCCCCATTTATGAGAAGTCTATGAGGAAAGAATTCAAGAATGCTGTTTTGGCAGGAACAACAAACAGAAGAAGTTTAGCATTTGAACAAGATAGTAATAGAAGATTGGCTATGATAGATGTGAGATATATTAATACAACTGCAATGGAAAATATTAATTGGCATCACTTTTACAAAGAATATATAGCTAAAGGAAAAAAGGCTATGACTAATGGCATTCATCCCTGGAAACTATCTAAAGAAACTATAAAACTACAATATAAAGTAAATGAAGAATTTAGAGCTCAATCTAATATGGAAATCATACTTAGAGATGTTTTTGATTTTGATATGAACTTTCACAGTAAACCTGCTGAGTATGAAAATATAAGTATTCAACGTAATAAAGAGCTTTCAAAGATGAGTGAAATACTTGGTGCCATAAAACAAAGATACCCCACTCTTCAAATTAAACCTGCAGAATTAAAACACTTGCTTAAACGGTTGTGTGGCAATTATACACATACTACAAACAGAATGAAACCCCTCAGAAGATACAAAGGTTCTATTGAAAATGGGATAATCACACAAGGACAATGGGTTAAATATGTCATGCCACCAAAGAATACAGACTTTGAATAAAAGGAGGACAAAATGAAAAAAATTGATATGCCAATTTATACAAACAATACTTATGTTCCTACTATAATTGAAACTATCAATAAAATAATAGAAAAATTGGATGAATTAAATCAAGATGTTGATGAATTAAGAGACGATATATACCGAATAAATATTAAATAAAAGGAGGATAAAAATGATTCCTTGGATTTTACTTTTTTGTTGTTATTGTATTATATGTTGGTTGACTGGGCTATTATTAGAACGGCCTATTATAGCAGCTGTTAAATTAGTTGGACCTAATTCAACACTTAAAAATTGTACTATTAGAATACAGTCAGCTAAGTGTGGAGTTAATGTCACAGGTAATAACTGTAAAGTAATAAGTTGTTTTCTCTATACAAGTAAATAAGAAAAAGGTGGATATTATGAAATATAAATGTTTCAATTGCCAAAAAGAATTAATTTTAGGTCATGATATATTTTATGGATTATCAATTAGTTTTAAAGATATAATAACTCATAATAATATATATTTTAAAGATAAAGGATTAAAACAAACTGTAGTTTTTTGTGAAAATTGTGGTAATGCTGCTACAATAGCAGCAAAAGAATTATGTCACCATTTAGCTTCATTATAAATAGAATTATTTCTTTTCTTTTGATATTATGTGTTTACTTTTAGCTGAAAACTTAGTATAATGAATTATATGAAGGTAAATAAGTTAACTATTAACTACCAAACAGGAGGGATGAAACATGGCAACAATTTCAAATGTAGGGGCAGGAGATTCTGGAAGAAAAGTAAGTTTACCAGAGCTTAAAGAATTATCATCTGAAGATAGAGAAGAACTTGGAAGATTGGCTAAAATTGAGTTAAACAAGGAATAAATTTATCATTGAGTTAGAAAAGAAACTTAGAAGGTTGGAGAAAGAGTTTGCCAGTAACCCATTGGCAATTCTTAAAAACAAGCTAAGAAACTTCAAGCAAAATTGGATAAGCGGAGGACAAACTAATGGGAAAAGCTCATGAAGATGTAGTTCGTGAAGCATTAAAAGTTATTGTGAAAAACAAAGAGGCTAAAGCTTTAAACTATGCCATTAATTATGCAGAAACAGGATTGGCTATGACAGGATATTCACTTAAAGTACAATGTCTTTATGTTTTAAACAACATAGTTTATTGGAGAGGTAAGGAAGCCAAAGAAGTTCGTAAAATTCTTAAAGATTTTGTAAAGGAGTAAAAATGTGTGAATTTATAAGTTGGATAGAATATAAAGGTAAACTTTTGTATATTTCTAATTATGAATTAAATACCCCGGATGGTAAAGAACTTTGTAGAAAACTGAATTATAATTTTTATGAAGAAATAAAAGGACATGGAGCCATTCGTGAATATTTTGGGTTATCAAGTAAACAAGGAAAAAGAATGGAATGTACTGATTTTTCAGATATAAATAACTTTCCACAAGAAATTGTAAAAAAGATTATACTTGGTGAATTTAGTCAAATAGCAATTATTCCAGAACTTTTAGAACAATCTGCATGGTATAAATATGAAAAAGTAAGACAACCTGCACGGGATAACTATGAAAAAGTAATACAATTTGCATGGGATAACCATGAAAAAATAAGACAACCTGCATGGGATAACTATGAAA